AATTTTTTTAATAGAGGTAGAAATAACATCTTTGAAATCATTAAATGCTTGACGAGCATTATTCAATTGGTCACGCGCGCTAGAAAGAGCATCAGAAAAATTAGATTGCAAAGTTGAAGTAAAGTCTTGAAAAGATTTTAATAAATCGTCAGAACTTATTTTTGTATCCTTCATTTTAGTGTCCATGAGAGCAAAACCATCAGAAACTTTTTGACTCAAAGTTCTACTATCTTTTTGAGCAAAAACAAAATCACCAAAAGATTTAACTGCCTCGTCAACACCTCTTCTTAACTCAGCAACACGGTCTTTTAATTCCTTAGCCTTAGAAGCCATCTCTTGAGATTTTTGTGTAGCCTCATCCATACCTGCAACTGTTGCATCTAAACCTGCCGGTAAATCAAGAGCAAAAGCATCTTTTAGACCACCCATTTGTTTTTCTAAATCAGCAGCGAATCCTTCCATATTTCCAAAAGAACCAGATGCTCCATTTGCTGAATCAGTTAATTTAAGTAGTTTTTCAGCCAAGAAACCAACTGCAAGAATAATTAAACCAATACCACTTGCTGCAAGGAATCCCCTGAAAGCAAAAGTTAGTAATCTCATCGCAAACGATGTTGCAGTGGTTGCTGTGGTAGCAGCAATTTCAATACCTATCAATTTTTTCAAACCATTTATAGCCATTGTTATACCTTTTGCTAACTCACCACCTAAAAGCCAAGCAAATTTAGCAGTTTCATAAATCAAACCTTTTTTTGTTATAGAAGACACTAAAAGACTAATTTTTGCATAAGCCATCATAAGAGGAATACCAATAATTAACGCTTGTGCTAAAAGTTTGAAAACCTCAACAAGACTTTGATGTGATTTGAAAAAATTAACAGCAATTGGAATAACTTTACCTAAAGCATCAACAAAAACTCTTAATATAGCAATACCTATTGCTAAAGCCTTAGCAACAGTATTTGCAATTAAAGAAGCCATTTGTAAAAGAACAGGAAGTAAAGGACGTATAGTTTCAAATAACTTCATCAATTCAGTTCTTAATGCTGGACTTGTTGCAGCAAGTGCTAAAAAGCCAGCCATAATTGGATTAAGTGCGCCAGCAAAACCAGCAAGACCGGGGATGCCTCTAAGAAGACTTTGACCTGCAAAAGTTGTTAATGCTGCTGCAACAGTTAAAATAACTGGCAAGAATTTTTGTAAAGTAGTTGAAAGAGTGTAAATTTGACCATCAGTCAATTCAAAACCTTTAATAAGTTTAGTTAAATAATTAAAAGTATTAACCAAAGGTTGAGCCAAACGTGTCAAAATAACACCTAAAGCACCCAAGGCTTTTTGAAAATTTTCACTTTCGCGCATAGCCGTACCGAAAGTTTTAACCATGTCGTAAGCAGATTTGATTACTGGACCAAAACCTACAACGACAGACTTACCCAACTCAACAGTAATATCATTCAAAACACGGGGAAAGGAACGAAGGATTTTGCCCGGAGCAAGCATCGCTGCTTCATAAGTCCCAGCAACCTTTGTTCCTTCAGCCAGAACACCATTCAAAACTGCTGTTTGTTTTTCAACTGCTGTTAATGCTGTTGCAGATTTCCCAGCCTTAGCAGCAAATTCTTCATACATTTGTCCAGCAGATTTTTGTACACCTGCTGATTTCAAAAGTTCTGTTCTACCAGTAATAATTGCTCTGGTTAAAAGCATTGTTGTGTCAGTGGAGTTTTTCGCACCAATAACTGCAAGGTCCTGTGCAACACGGGCAACATCAGAAGCCTTAGCGATTTCTAAACTATTTTGAGCGAACTCAATAGCAATTTGTTGAGATGCAGCCATCTCAATACCATTTTTACGAATAGCGTTACTTGCTTTATTGATTGCTTCATAACCGATACCAGTTGAACGACCAATTGCTTTCATAGCAATATCAAGTTCTTGAACTCGCGCTGCATCAGCAAACGCTGTCTTACCAAGTTTAATTAAAGCAAAACCTACACCTGCTGTTACAGCCCCAAGGGTTGCAGCAGTTTTATTGAACGATTGCATCTGAGCAGATGCGTTTTGAAACGTGGAAGTAAAATCTTTATCTTGAGCAGAAAGTATCGCCTTTACTTCGGTGATAATTTGCTCAGCCACTACCTGCTCCTAGATGCTCTGTCTTGCTCGTAAACTCTTAACTTTTCTAACTCAATCCACTCCGTCAATTCCTGACTCGATAGGGGACGGTAAGAAGGACTTCCAAAAAGAAGTTCTTCCACCGTCCTACCTAATCTTTGAGCCAATTCAAAAAGGAATCTTCGCTCTGGATGAGTTAAGAACCTTTTCCCAAACTCGCACTTTCATCGGTTGTCATCCCTGAAAGTTGCATCGCCTTAGCAGCAATACTTTCAAGAACAGCACCGGATTTGTCTAGGAGAGCATCTTTGTCGTCATGAGTGAAAACTGGTTCTTTAGTTTCAGGGTCATAAACACATGCAATAGCAATTTCTGGATACATGTTAGAAATTGAAGTCTTTCCCGTTACTGGGTCAACTGCGTTTTCCATCATCTTGGCACGTTCACGGGCAGTCATCGTTCTGATTTCTACCTTCACGCCCCATTCTTTAATATCCATCAACTCACCATTGATGTCTTTCGCTTTCATAATCTGGTCACGCAAGGACACGATGTTCTCCTATTTCTAGTTTGGGGGTACTTGACCCACGGGTTTTTGTTACTTTATTCAGTTGTGTTTGTTACTTAGAATGTGCTTCTGGTTACTGCGCCTGTTACTTGTAATTCCAAAGAATAGGTAACTACGTCACCTACGGTTGGGTTTACTTCGTAAGAGGTTACAAGACATTCACCTGTGTATTTAACACTTGATGCAGCAGTTCCTTGTGGACCTGCTTCAAATGATGCACTTAGGTTTGTTCCTGCGATTTGTGCATCAATCAATGCTGTCAGTTGTGTATCGACTGTTGTGTCGAATGAACCTGAAACAGAAATTGTTGCATCTGCTAAACCTACGATGTAGGTCTTGCTTGAGTTTCCGAAACTTGTTGTTTCGCCAGTTTCGATTGCGCGTGAAACTGTTACATCGTTAACGGTATCTGAAATGTTTGTTAAAGAACCTGCTGCGTTATCAAGTTTGAAACTAGCATTTTTACCATGACTAAATGTTGGCATTTATTTATCTCCTTGCTGTTGCGATTATGTAAGAGACCGAACCACTTGAGCCTGAGATAGTTGCGACTGCTCGCAAATACCTGTTGACAGAAGTTGTGTTAACGATTCTCTGACTTGTTGTGGCACTTCCATTGACGGAAGTGAATGTTGCTACGTCTGCAAAAGTTGAGTTATTTGCAGAGTCTTGCACTTTGAAAGTTGTTGCACTTCCATAAGTGTTTGCAGGTACATGTAAATGAAAAACAGCACCATTTGACATGGTTGAACCAAAGTCAACTGATGTTGCTGTTCCAGTTGCTGAACCTGTTGTTGCTATGAGGTTAAAACCTTGACGAACTCCACCATCTGATTGGAATGTCGCACTTAGTGCTACGACATCGGCGACTGGCATAGATATTTCATACGCTGTTTCGTCAGCCGAGGTTAAAATTGCTCGGCTTCCGATAGCAGTGCCTTCTGGTAAAACAGTCAATGTGTTGTTTTCCTGCAAAACTCGTCCTGCAAGAACTGCATCGGATGCGTTTGCTGAACCATCAAAAAGACCTGTTAAAGAAACTCCACCATCATCCATGCCCACAATGTAGGAACGGCTGGTGCTACCAAAAGTTGTAATATCGTTTGCTTCAATTTCGCGTGTGACGGTGGCTTCATTCAGATATGAACTCATATCTGTACTGTTCAAAAATACTGCTGTTTTTTTTCCATGACGGAATGTAGGCATTACTTGTTGGACCTTCCTGAAGACATGATGCGACCCTGCACCAGCCCTATGGACACTCGGTCACGCACATCAGGAATGGGTAGGGGTCACAAAGGACACGCAATTAGATAATATCGCGAATTTAACCCTAATTTAATTTTTATTCGTTAGGGATTTAGTTAGATAAAACTTTCATTTGAATATTGATACTTAGGACTTTTATTTATTTCTGCGAACTCTTTCCTGACGAATTTCAGCCAAAGTCAACCAGTAACCAATCCCATCAACAGCGTTATCCAACTTAGGATTACCAATCTCTCTAGCCATTTTTATACCAACCATGCACAAAGCAACCTGCTCTGCTGTGATAGGTGTTTGAAGGATTACAGACCATATTTTAGAGGCTCTATCCAAGTTATCTAACGGATGACCGTAATCTTCATTTCTATCGTTAAATACAAGCCTAGAGGCGTACTCGGCTAAGTCTTTTGGGTCGATACTCACAGTACAGCCGAATCTGACCACATGCGTTTATCATGATTACCAACAAGCAAAGTAAGAGTTCCAGGACTTGACCATTGAGAACTTGAATCGGTATACCATTTACTTG